TGTGCTGGCCTCCGCGTTGTGGGCCTACTGGCGCGATTGTCTGCCGGAGACTCCGGCGGGCTATGCCGTGATCGGGTGGGGCAACCGGCGCGATTGGTACGCTAGCCGCGGCTATTACGACCGCGCCGAGGCTGAGGCGGCATTGACGGAAGCGGGCGGCCACAAGTACGGGCATATCGTGGAGCTGTACCTGGCGACATGGACAGGCACCAAGTACCTTTCCGCCGGCGATTTCATCCGCCAGACCGCCCGGCGCGAGCTTGGCGCACCCATCGCTCGCCGTTGGTTCAACTGATCGCACGCGCTGACGGCCGCCGGATACTCTCCGGCGGCCGTTGACGCGCGGGCATAGGGTACGATATAACCTTTTATCCAATAACCTAGAGGGATACGACAATGCAGACAAAGCACACTCCGGGGCCGTGGGCCGCTGAGCCGCAGCTAACGCCAGACGGCCGCATGGGTGACGCCTGGAACATCGTGGCCGACGATTGGCCGGCCGTACCCGTGGCCGAAGTGCGGCGCGAAGCGGACGCGCTACTGATCGCCGCGGCGCCGAAACTGGTGCGGGCGCTGCGGCTGATAGCCGAGGCGGAACCGATGGACGGTGACACTATCGTTTGCGACTTCGACACGCTGCAAGGCTTGGCGGCGGACGTCTTGCGGGAGGCGGGCCTGTGAACGGCTGGCGGGAGTGGCTCGCGGCCGTCGCTGTGGCCGTGGTGCTGGTATGCGCCGCGTTGATCCTTTTGGTGACGCCATGACGCCCGCAGAATTGGCGGCGGCATTGGCCGCTATAGACGCCGCGCAGCGTAGCCAGGCGGCGCCGGAGCTGCACCCGCCAGGCGTGCCGCGTGTGTCTACCTTGACAATGCGTCTGCACCAGCTCGCGGGCATGGCGCCGGACGCATTGGTGGCCATGCTCGCGCGTGTAGCGGAGGGCGTGCCGGATGCTGAACGGGCGGAGCAGTACCGCCGAGGGTTGGAGCTGGCTTACATTGTCGGCCGCTTGGCCGTGGCGCGGCAAGTGTTTGAGCGTGCCGTGGTGGATGAGTTTGTCAAAGTCTCGGGAGGGACTAAACAATGACTATGCGAGAGTTTCTGACTAGCCCGGTGCTGGTCGGGCTGTTTTTTGGCGCGTTGGGTTACGCTGTAGGTGTGATGGCGGGCGTAATCTGTGAGCGTGATCGGCAGACGGCGCTGCAAGAGGAAGCCCGCCGGCAGGCGGCCGTCCAGCCGGACGCTATTGCGGCGGCCTGGGCGGTGCGTAAGGGGGGTGAGGCATGACCACGATCAACGACGGCGGCCCGGCGTTTCCGAGGCACGCATACGACGGGCACGACGGCATGAGTCTGCGCGACTGGTTCGCGGGGCAGGCGTTGGCGGGGTTGTTGCGTGAAGGCATAGACATTTACGGCACCGGCGATACCGCAGTCACGGCCTACAAAGTTGCCGACGCCATGCTTCGGGTGCGGGAGGTGAAGCCGTGAGCACGAAACTGGACGAGATGTGGGCGGCGCTAGAGGCGCACAAGCCTGCGCCCGAGTACGCCGAGGCGTGGGCGACGATGTGCAAGGAGCGGACATACGACGCTGCGCGGGCGGCTTACTGGGCCGCGCCCGAAGAATCTGCGGCGAGGGCGGCAGCAATAGCGGCGAGATCGGTGTTGGTGACGGCGGAGGCGGCGAGGGATGCGGCGCAGGCGGCGGCGGAGTCGGCTGACAAATACGCGCATGAAGCAATCGACGCGATCAAGGAGGTGCAGCCGTGAGCGACATGACGAACGACTTGGATTGCTACGACGAATGGGATTCGGACGACCCCGATCCGTTCAAAACGGTCAGGAAACGGGAGTGGATTACCAAAGCACAAGGCGCGGTTCGCATCTGCAACATGACCGACAAGCACCTGTTCAATGCGTTCAATCTGACCAAAGACGAGACGCTGTTTCAAGAGATGGTGTGGCGACTGTTTGAGCAGCGCATCAAGGAGGTGAAGCCGTGAGTACGCAACCCGAAGCCCTGCGGTTGGCTGATGCGTTGGAAGCCTCCGTAGTGTACGGCTACGATGACACTGCCGCCGCCGCCGAACTGCGCCGCCTTCATGCGGAGGTCGAGCGGTTGCGAGGGGCGTTGCGGGAGATTGCCGCCGACACCGAATGGCCCATGAGTGGCGCAATAGCACAGCGAGTTGCAAGGCGGGCGTTGAAGGAGGTGAAGCCGTGAGCGCACTTGAACGGATGCTAGGGTGGGTCTGGCGCAGGTTTATGGCGTGGGCAACAAAGGAGGTGAAGCCGTGACCGACCGTGAATTGCTTGAACTCGCAGCGAAGGCGGCGGGGATTCGGATTAATTACTGGGTCTATGACAATGATGACGACAGCCCCTCAGTGCTAGAGAGCGGCGGCATTTGGAACCCCCTCACCGACGACGGCGATGCGCTGCGGTTGGCGGTGAAGTTGGGGCTGACAATCGAACAACGAATAAAAGGGCAAGAATGTTTTGTGGAAGATTGCCTTTATGTTGAGGCGGGTCATGCGCGTTATGACGAGGGCGGGAAAGAAGCCGCCACCCGCCGCGCCATCGTCCTCGCTGCTGCCGAGATCGGGAGGAACATGACATGACCGACAACATCACCCTGCCCCGAGATGTGGGCGAAGAAATGCGGGATGCGCTGACTTGCGGAAAGTCTGGTCGCCATTGGTGCCCGCACTGCGATGATTCTGTGGACAACTTCCGAGACGTTCTCGACGCCGCGCTCGCGCAGCCGGACGCCAAGCGGGAGCCTGCGACGAGGGAGCAGGTAGCCGAGGCGTACAAGGCAAATTATGACAACGGCTGGTTCTCGCTGATTTTCTTTGACGCGTGGCGTGACGCCGAGCGGTTCCACGGGATCAGGGGGAGCAAATGAGCCGCCCGACCGTCGCAGTTATGGCGGGTTCTTCTCTCCAATGGCGCGAGTTTGACCGCAATCACCCAGAGAGCAAGAACGTGTTTTGCAATCGCTGGCCCGAGTTCGCCGGGTATGAATTTGACCGCGCCGAGATTGTCGGCAACTTCGAGACACGAAAGGACGCCACCGAAATCATGCAGCGCGTGATGATGCAAGTCAGGAGGCGCAAATGACACGCGAGGACATCATCCGCATGGCGCGGGAGGCGACGGACGAGTACGCAAAAGAAAATGCTTGGCGCAAGAATTTTTGGCGGTTTAGCCAAGAAGAACTGCAACGCTTCGCCGCCCTCGTCGCAGAGGCCGAGCGGAAGGCCGAGCGGGAGCGCATGACCGTCAACTCTATCCATTCCTGTCACCCCGAATGCGACAGGCCGGGGTGCGTGGCGGTGCGAAAGGCGGTCGAGGCCGAGCGGGAGGCGTGTATCCAAGATGTGCGCTCTTATGGCGGCATCCACATTTACGACGCGGGGAAGATTGTCGAAGCCATCCGTGCGAGGGGGAGCAAATGAACGACCTAACCCCCTTGTTGGAGCTGTTGGTGCTGATTGTGGCGGGCGCTGTGGTGCTTGGCATCGTCTACGGCGCCTTGATGTTGTTGTGGTATTGGATTGCAGGAGACTGACACATGACAGACGAAACGACTTATGGCGCGGCGCATGACCGCACCAAGCTGGCGGTGCTGCGGGAAGCTGTGGATCGGGCGGACAATCTAGCCACGACCCAGGCCAGGCTTATCGCCGTGCAGGAAGAAATGATTGAGACGCTAAAGGAAACCGTGCGGCTGTTGGAGAGCCACAACGCCGAGCTGCGTCTGGCTGTCGGGAGGTTCACGCCATGATCGGCCGTGCCTGGCGGTTGCTGCGCGCGGTGGTGGCGTTCAATCTGCGCGCCCGTCATTGGCGTGCGCATGACTGGCGCCGCGTCCCGCGCCCGATATGGGCGGCGAAGCGCGGCGGCGTGGAGATTTGGTGATGGCCGCCCTCCTTTGGGTGGTGGCCATCACCGTGATCCTTGAGGTTCTATTTCACGATTGATAAGGGCGGCCGAGAGTCCTCGGCCATCCTTCTGATATCCGACTTGGTAGCTTCTGCGAACGCCGGGGCGCAGAATACATGCTTCTTGGTCGGAAACTCCTTGCTGTAAACCCGGCCTCTATCCACCCACCCCGCCTCACGGAGCGCGTGCAGCAGCGCCGCCTGCGGGATTTTGACGCCTGCGGGGGCAAGGCCAGCGAGCCGGTCGCAAACGTGAAAGAATGGGCTTGCGATGACGCCCTTCGCAAATTCCGACTGCCGGTTGCGAATGAGATCCACAAGGAACGACTCAGCCGTGGACATGGCCGTTTCAATCATAATGGCCTTGGCCTCGGTCATCGGCGGGGCGGCGCCTGGGTTGAACGCCGACACATCGCGGGTGTCGAGGTACGCCCCGACCGCTTCAAAGCCGCCGGCGTGGTACCAATCCCAAAGCTCTTGCGCCTCGGTGTCTGCCATCCGTTCGGCTTCCGACCAAACGACGAACCAGCGCCGGTCATCGGATGGGAGGGAGATAGCCGCCCGCTCGTTGCTGAACGCCAACACGAACACGCGGTTGAGCGCGTCATACGGGTGCAGCCCCTTGCGGTGGACGGTCAGCAGCTCAGGCGGCGCTGCGATGATGGGCTTGAGCTGATTTTCCAACGCGCGGCGATCCTTCGCTTCGGCCTGCCGCAACTCATTGATGACCATGACTTCAGCTTCTAGGGCGTAACCCCATTGGCTTGTCAGCTCCTCATTGCGCACGATGCTGATATTGGTGTTCATGTTGCCGCCGATGGACCACAGGAACGGCGCCCACAGGGTGTCTTTGCCGCTGCCAGGTCGCCCGGCGTGCAGGATGGCGTGGTTGATTTTGCGCTCGGGGTGCTGACGCTTGTAGGCCATCACATCAAGGACATGATTTCGCTCTACGAAGTCAGGAATCATGCGCGTGGCGTGTTTGAGCCACGGCTGGATATCGCCCTCGGTGACGGCGGGGCGCGCGTTGCGCCACCTGTTGCCGTAGGCGAGGCCGTTACGGGCTACAAGGATGTCCTCGCCGGCGGCGAAGGTCACGCCGATCAGGGCGGGCGCGCCCATCGCTTGGCGGTTCTCGTCGAAGCAGACCGACGCTTCAATGCGCCGGCCGTTGTGGATGCTTTGGCAGGTGACGTGCCGGAACAAGGCGTTGAAGGTGCTGCGGCTGACTTCGCGCCGCTCTTGCAGGTCGAAATAGGCGTCATCGTCTTGGAGGTAGGCGAACCGCTCATACCATTGGGTCTTTTCAACCCGGCCGATTTCGCGCCGCTCGACTTCGGCCACCACTTCGGCGGCCTCGTCGGGGAACGTCTCGGTCGGGGTGATGCGCGACAAGGCGGCCTCCATCTTCTTCGCCAAGAGGTCATCCCGCAGCCCGTAGCCCGTTTTGGGGCCGCCTTCGGCCTCAACCCACCGCAGGAACTTCTCGCTGTTCCAGTCGCCGCAATGCCCGTGGAAGCAGGTATAGGCGCGGTTGACGGGGTGGTACCGCCCCTCGGGATCGCCCGTGGTGTGGGCGGCGTGGTTCGGGCAGATGACCCCATACCAACCCTCGGCGCCGGCGCGTGAGGTCAGAAGGCCGCGCTCTTGGATCCACTCAAGGACTTCATCCATCCCGTCATCCTCTAGGGCGATGCCGCGGATGTACGCGGTGTCGGAGTGCCCAGGCGTGACGCCAAACGCATTGACCAGGGTGGGAAGGTCAAACTCACGGAGGGGATGAAACTCGGTGAGCTGCGCGGCGTAGGCGTCACGCCCAGGCTTGAGGTTGATACTACCCGGAAGGCGGAAATTTCGCACGGGGTTTATGGCGCCGGGGTCGGTGTACCCGGCTTCGGCAATCGCCTTGATAGCGGCGGCGAATTCGCCCTTCATCGGCTGATCGTCAAGCCGGAAGGTGTAGCCCCATTGGAAGTTGCCGGGGGAGGTTTCCATCTTCCATGTGGGTTCGATGGGTGGGGTCTTGGCCTTGGTGCCAACATCATCCAGCACCATGAAGGCGACCCGCTCGCAGTTGGCGGCGGAGGCTGATACGCCTTCGGTCATGCGCTCCACGATGAAGCAGCCGGTGTTGCAGTACCACGCACCGGGGTTGGTCAGCTTGGCGCGCTCGGGCAGGAAGGCAGGCCATGTGTACTTCGGCGTGCCGTCCTTGTGCGTGACGTGTTCGCCGCCGTACATCACGGGCTTCTGCCGGACGAACAAAAGGGTTTCCCCTTCCGGGGCGATGGTGTTAAGATAATCCAGGTATTGCATCGTCTGTCCTCTCTGTGTGTCCTCGGCCCGCCCTAACCCGGCGGGCCTTTTTTTTTACTTGCCGTAGCGGGTCATCACCTTGACGCCAGCTTTGAGCGGCAAACCTTGCGCCCACTCAGGCGCGGCGTTCATCACGGACGCAAGCATCGCGGACGCCGCAGGGGCGTCGGCTTCTCGCACTTCCAGTACGATTTCGTCATGCACGTGCAGAACCACCTTGTCGAGCTTGCGCAGCGCCTCGCGGAGTACATCGTGGGCGGTGGCTTGCGTGATGTTCTCAGCCGCAAGTCCCTTCCACAACCGCGCGCGCGGCCATTCGGTGGCATCGGCGGCGGGCTTCCATGAGGCTTTGAGGTACGATACCCCATCCTTCTCCAGCCGTGCAAACGGGTAGCACAAGATCCGCCCCGAAGGCAGGGCGTACCACAGGTGCTGCTTGTCGTAGTAGTAGGCAACCCGCCCGGCCTTGACAGCGTAGCCCGGATGGCGCATGGCGCGAGTGTAGGCGCCCTCCAACTTGTCCCAGAACCGCACCGCCCACGGGTTGGCAAGCCGCCAGGCGCGCACGATCTGCTGCGCTTGGGCTTCGGGTAGCGTGATGCCGTAGTTGCGGCCCATCGCGCTGAACGCCCCCACGCCGCCGGCGAAGCCAAGCGAGAGGATGGCGACCTTGCCGATTTGCCGCTGCTCGTCGGTCACGGCGTCGGGGGTCGTGCGGTAGATGTTGGCGGCTTCGCGCTTGTAGATGTCTTGGCCTTCGCGGAAGGCGGTGAGGGTGTCCTCTGCGAGCCGATCATCGGTAAGCCACGGCAGCACCCGCGCTTCGATGGCGTTCCAGTCGGCTACGACGAAGGCGTGTCCTTCGGCGGGGATGAGAGCAGGGCGCAACATTCCCTTAAGAACGTCTGTGACGCGCTTACCGTACTTGGGGACGATATCGTGACCACGGACCATTGCGAAACGGGTCTGCTCGGGGTCGGCGCTAACCTTACGCGTAAAGTTATGGACTTGTGCGCCGTAGGATGAAGCGCGGCCAGTGGCACTTCCACCTGCAAAAACAAAAGCCCCTCGGACACGGGAATCCTCCACGTCAGCGAGTTGGTTGAGACGGTTGAACTTGGCGACGGACGACGCCCACAAATCATCCGCACATTGGATGACTTCGGCCACCTCGGGCGGCACCTGCTCGGGGTCGTCCATCGCCAGAAGGTTCGCCCGAACGGTCTTGTCGATGGACTGCTTCTTCTCGCCGTCCTTGTAGACGGTCATCAACTTGCGGGCTTCATCACCGACGCGCTCCCACACCCACTCCCGCATCTTGGGGGATCGCACGGATGTGATTTCGCCCTTGGTGACTTCCGCCACGGTTTCTTCGATTTCCACAAGCTCGGCGGTGGCGTAGCGCATGGCGGCTTGGCAAAGCGGACGGTCTACCCGCACGCCCCTGTCGTTGATGCGCTCGTTGGCGTGGTAGTCGGCTAGTTCGGTGTCGGTCAGGTCGCGCATGGCCTTGCTGACATCGCGCATGGCGCGCACGTCCTGCTCGCAATAGGCGACCATTTCGGCCATCAGCGAGGGGTCTTGGTTGAAGGTACCGTCCGCGCGCGGGATGGACAGCAGGCGAATGAGCTGCGAGCCGCGATGGTCTTTGCGCATCTTGGAGGATATGGCGCGGCCGATGTCCTCAAGGGAGCCAGGCAGACAGTTGGCACGCGCTTGGGTGGAGGTGCAGTAGAATTGCATGAGATCGTGGTCGGTCTGGCAGATGTACCACAAAATCAGCCGCTCAAATGCGGCGTTGTGTGCGCGTATCTGCCCACGGAAATTCGCCACCCGCTCGGGGAACGGGATGTTGGGGAGCCATGTCGTGACGGGTTCATCGTCAAAAGCGTAGGACATGCACAGCACTTCGGTACTGGCATCGCGCGCGTAGTTGTATGTGCCCGCTGATGGCAGGTCGCACCGGCTGCGGGTTTCAAAGTCAAGCCAGAGGGTCATTGTCCACCTCCGCAATCCGCTTGCCGATCCATTGCATACATGGAACAGCCATCGAATTACCCAATGCCTTGTAGCGCGGCCCGTCCGGCGCTTCGGGCTTCTTGCGCCACGGTATGTTGGTGTAGTTGTCGGGAAAGCCCTGTAGCCGCTCGCACTCGGTCGGCGTGAGGCGGGGGGGTTGCCGCTAGAGCCGCCGCTGCCGACCTTTACTGATGGACTGCACTCTGTAAGACACGGGAAGTCTTGGCCTGCTGTCGGATAAAAGCCTGTCGCCACCGGCTGCGCGACCGCCGCTTGTTGCGACCGAGTAAGGCTGTCGCTAATGCTTGTGTCGCGGTCGGGGCCGGGAAGTTGACAAGCCTGCGCGTTAGCGTGGAAAGCAACGGGCTGCGCGATGGCTTGCTTGTTGTTCCCGCCGCCGCCCTCCAAGGTGCAAGCGATGTCCACCTGCGCCCCGAGCGACCGCGCTGCGGCAGACTGCCCCGGCTTGAACGCGATGGGCTGCATCACGGTCGGCCCGCTCGCGTTGACGCTGCTGCCCGGCGTGCCAAGCGTTGCCGCGACATCGCCCGTGATCGCGCCGTTGTAGCAGTCGGTGCCGTAGACCGGCTGCAACACCGCCGTGCCGCCCTGCGAGCAGGTGGGGTTTAGACCGGACGCAGCGTCGAGGCACTTGCTGGTTTCCTCGTCGGTGCGGACATAAAACCCACCCTCCGGCCTGTCCGCACGCTTGTTGCCACCGTAGATGTTGACCGGCTGCGCGACCACCGTTGTCGTGCTTGCTTCAGATTGTCCCGGCATCCGCGCGCGCAGCGGCGTATGCACTTCGGTCTCCTTCGCGCCGTTCATCGCCGGCACGCCGAGGATGTCAAAGGCCATCGGCTGCGGCACCAACCCGCCGCCACGCTGCGAGAAGAGCTCCTGGTTGCCGTAGCCGATTGACCCCGTGTTGAACGACTGGTTCAGCGTCGGGTGCGGGTTGCGCGGATCGTCCCAATGCGAGCCGGGTGCGACGGGCTGCGCGACCATGTTGTAGCACTCATCGCCCGCCGGTCCGCCGCTGCCCTTCGACCACTTGCTGCTTACTGTGCCGGCGATGCGACCGCCATCAGGGCCGCCTCCAACGCTGGCGGCAGCGCCTTGCCGCGCTTCCCGGCTCGGCGGAGTATCCCGGCGCAAGCTTTCTTGCTCAAAAAAAACCTTTGCGGCACGCTGCCAGTCTCCAAGATGTCCGACAACGAACACACGACGGCGGCGCTGGGCCACTCCGAACCACTGAGCGTCCAGGACTCGGTAGGCCCACCCATACCCCAACTCCCCCAACGCCCCGAGGAAGGTGCCAAAATCCCGTCCTCCGTTCGATGACAGGACGCCGGGGACGTTTTCCCAGACAAGCCATCGAGGCCGGTAACGCTGAGCGATCGCAAGGTACGTGAGCATGAGGTTTCCTCTGGGATCCTCAAGCCCTTTGCGGAGGCCCGCGACCGAGAAGCTTTGGCAGGGGGTTCCTCCAACGAGAAGGTCAACTGTTTCATCAGGCCACTCCTGGAACTTGGTCATGTCGCCCCAATTCGGGACAGACGGATAGTGATGCGCCAACACGGCGCTCGGGAACGGTTCAATTTCGCTGAACGCGACCGGCTGCCAGCCGAGCGGGTGCCAAGCGACGGATGCGGCTTCAATGCCGCTGCATACGGACAGATACTTCATCCTTCCACCCTCAAGAAGAAGGCCGGGAGCGGCGCGAACCGCCCCCGGCCGGTTGCTCACGCCCGACGACGGCGGCGACCCGGCGCCGCCTCGTCAGCCGCAGGCGTCTCGGCAACAGCGGCGTTGGCGCCGTTGCCGTCAAGGTTCACCCACCCGACGATTTCAAAGATCGGGTTGTGAACGCGCCCCCACTTCTTGTGCTGGTAATGCTCCTTCTTGAGTCGCACGACCGGCACCGGCAGGTCAGGGTTGGCTTCGACCTGCGCGGCGATTGCCGCTGCCAAGCCCTGCACGGCACGCTTGCCGCCCACGCTCGTCACGGTGTAACGGGCTTCAAGACCCGCATCCTCACCGTTGACGCACTTGAGCGAGAAGCCCACCTGCGTCTCCCACCCCTTGTCAGCGCCGGCAGGAGCCGGGCCAATCTCGGGAAGCGGCTGCGTGACGGACACCATCTTCTCGCCCAACACCTCACCCGGCCCCCACGCGATGAAGCCGTGGATGAAGCTGAACGGGTTGACCGCCCAAGTGGAGTCGTCCTCCACTTCGGTCTGATCGGCACCGAACACCCAATGGCCGGTCTTGTCCATCTTGAGGATGGTCACACCGACCGTACCCACCGCCGTGTCAAGCGACTTGAGGGCGGTGGCGAGGGTGGCGGGCGCCGGCAGGCCGGCCTTCTGGAACAACGAGATTTCATTCGACATGATGATCAATACTCCTTACACAAGTTTAGAAAGAGCCGCAGTCAACTGCTGCCCAATTTGCATCACCGCCGGCCGGGAATCGCTTTCCGGCGCGAGGGTGGTGCCTGACGACGCCACGACGGTCAAGCCTTCCGGCAGAACCTTCTTGGCGGCTTTCAGCTTTTTCTCCGCCTGCGCCGGAGAGACAAGCTCCGTCACAAGCGGGTCAATTCCGAGGCCGACGAGGGCGATTTCCGCCGCCTTCTCGTCAACCCATTTGCGGGTGCCGCGCTTCTGTACGAGCTTGAAGCCAGGCACCGGGTTGCCGGACTCTAGCACTTGGAGCGCAAGGGCGCGCAAGTCGCTGATCCAGCCTTCAAGGATGTCCGCGCGTTGCAGCATGACGCCAAGCTGCGTGGCGTCCAGTTCCTTGATGGACTTCTGCAACGCCCGGTCAACCGCACCCGTCATCTGCGGGCAGATAGGCTTGGCGGCGCACCACCGGCAATGATCGCCCACCGCAAGCGCCGCATCGGGGCGCAACGCCGTGTGGACGGCAAGCGTCAGGTCAGCCTCAAAGCGCCGGATACGGTCAGGCGTCGTAACCCACCGCTTGGGGTCAGAGGGTGGCTGCGCGATGACGAGTTCGATTTCCTCCGCGCCGTCAAACACCCACTTGGTTGCGGGGGTGCGCATGGCAGCAGCGGCGTAGAACATGAGCTGTTCGTTCTCAACGGGCGACACCGGCACGCCGTCACCAAACTTCCAATCCCAGACGATGGCGCGCTTGCCGATGCGGCCAAGCACGTCAGCCGATCCGAACACGCCGGGGAGGAAGTCGCCAAAGCCGACCACGGCTTCAATGGCGAATTCCATCTGCTTGTCGGGGTCAACGGCGTCAAGCATCGCAAGCGCCGGCAGGATTTTGGTTTCCATCAACTCAGGGGTAAGCTCCTCGCCCTCGTAGGTCGCACCCAAGAAGTTCGCGGGCGGCTCGTCATGCTCAAGGATCTTGGCGATGACATCGTGAAGCAAGGTGCCGCGGAGCGCATCCTTGGATGCGGGTTTCGGCGGGACTTGCTGAACCAACTTGACGCTGCCAGGGCAGGCCATGACGCGCTTGGCGGTAGACCCGCCGACGATAGTGCTGTGTGCCATATCAAACTCCGATAGTGGATTGAGTGAGCCGCTAGGTTAGCCGCAAGAATCTAGGTTGTCAAGCATTGTCTTTTCGGATAGTCTTTTGCGCGGAGGTACTGTTATGACTCGATATTTGTATGTGCAGCCGCTCCGCAACTATTCGCCGCTTCGGGACATTCCCGGCAGCTCCGAGTTTGCCGTTGCAGAACAGTTTTTTAGCATTCAAGGCGAAGGACATTGGACGGGCACCCCCGCTTGGTTCATTCGTTTGCAAGGCTGTTCCGTTGGTTGCTCATGGTGCGACTCTAAAGAAACTTGGGAGCAAGGCACTAAAAAAACAGCGCTTTCGGACATTGTGCGGGGCATACCATATAACGCTCGTCACATTGTCATTACGGGCGGGGAACCTTACGAGCAAGACATACGCCGATTGCTGCATTCGCTGCATCTTGAAGGGCGGCGCGTACAGATAGAAACCAGCGGTTGTTTTGATGTTTACGGGCCAGAATGGATTACCGTCAGTCCCAAGTTTTTTAAGCCGCTTTCGCTTCAAGCGTTGAGAGCGGCTTGCGAAATCAAACAGGTGGTTGCCTCCCAAAACGACATTGATCGCCTTTTGGCCGAGGTTATTCCGCACATCGGGCAATGGACGCCTGTTTACTTGCAGCCCGTGAGCAACGGAAACCGAGCCTTAAATCTTTGCGTTGAGGCTTGCAAAAAACATGGGTTTTCATTGTCTTTACAAACGCATAAATTGGTGGGCATCAAATGATTCACTATCACGGGCTGCCCATGTCAAATACGCACGACATGATTAGAGCGTTTGCTACCAAGCACGCGATGGTAAGTTTTGAACACCCCGAACAGATGGATATTGCGGCGGAAATTTGCCAGTCGGTGGTGCTAGATAACGGCGCGTTTTCTGCTTGGAAATCAGGGGCAAAATACGATTTTGACGGGTTTGCAGAGTGGGCTGCAAAGTGGGTGAAACACCCTGCGGTTGATTGGTGCGTTATCCCCGACAAGATTGATGGTTCGGAAGCTGATAATGATGCGTTGCTGAAAGCATGGGGGCTGTCACCATCGGTGTCCGTTCCGGTTTGGCATTTACACGAATCGTTAGCCCGGCTTGACCGACTATGCGAGTACCCGCGAATTGCTTTGGGTTCGTCTGGCGAATTTGCGGTGGTTGGGGATCAGAAATGGTGGGCGCGGATGGCGGCGGCCATGCAAGTGATTTGCGATGCTGACGGGATGCCGCGAAGTAAATTGCACGGACTGCGGATGCTGAACCCAACGATTTTTAGCAAACTTCCGCTTTCTAGCGCTGACTCTTGTAATGTCGCGCGTAATGTAGGCATTGACAAAAAATGGAAGGGGACTTATCTGCCTGCGTCAAAGGCGGTTCGCGCAATTATTTTGATGGAGCGCATAGAAAAACACGCAAGCGCGCACAAATGGAACGCCGAAGTAGTTGAAAGTTTTGAAAACAGAGATTTGTTTGGGTAGGCGGCATGAAAGAATCTGAACTGGAGACGCATTTCGATTGGGCGGTGCAGGTCGCCGGGGGCAAGACCTACAAGTTCCGATCCCCGACGCAGAACGGCGTGTCCGACCGCATCGCTTGCTTCCCGGACGGCAGCACTTGGTTCGTGGAGTTGAAGGTCAAGGGCGGGCGCATTGACCCGCTGCAAGCCTTGTTCGCCGCGGACATGAAGCGGCTGAACCAGTCATACGCCACGATTTGGACGAAGGAGGACGCCGATGCTTTCGTTGCGGCCATATCAAGAAACGGCGGCTGACTTCCTCTACGAGCGCGACCGCGCGATGGTGCTGGCGCCGATGGGCGCCGGCAAGACCGCCACGGCGCTCACGGCCATGCGTGACGCCCTGCGCGATGGGGTGGTCAAGCGGTGGCTTGTCGTTGCACCCCTGCGCGTCTGCCGCTATGTCTGGCCGTCTGAGGCTGCCAAGTGGACGCCCGATGTCAAGGTGGCGGTGGCGCTCGGCGCGTCCAAGGCGCGGGCTGCGGCGCTAGCGTCCGATGCCCGCGTGGTCGTCATCAACTACGAGAATCTGGCGTGGCTTGCCGGGCAGCGGTTTGACTTTGACGGCGTGGTGTTTGACGAGCTGACGCGCCTCAAGAACCCCTCCGGCGTGCGGTTCAAGGCCATCCTCAAGCGCCTGGAAGATGTCCCCATCCGGTGGGGGCTGACCGGCAGCTTCACATCCAACGGCCTTGAGGACGTGTTCGGCCAATGCAAAATCATCGACCAGTCGTTGCTCGGCCGCTCCAAAGGCGCGTTCCTGCAACAGTATTTCCATTGCATCAACCGCGACCACGGCCAATGGGAGCCGGCGCGCGGATCGTTGGAGCAAGTCATGGCGCGCATCAAGCACGCAACCTTCGTGCTTGAACCTGGCGAGTACGCCGACACCCTGCCGCCGCTGCACATCACGCCGCTGCGAACCGACCTGACCGACCGCGAACCCTACCAGAAGATGAAGCAGGACTTCGTGGTGCGCTTCCCCGATGCGCAAGCGGTCGCCGTCAACGCCGGCGCCGTTACGCAGAAGCTTCAACAGATGGCGTGCGGATGGGTGTACGACACTCGTAAAACACCCAACCCCGCCAAGCCGGGCAAGTTCATCGTCACGCAGACCCCCGTGTGGTTTTCTAGCCACAAGTTTGATTTGCTAGAGGAAGTCCTTGACGGCAATCAGCGGGTGAACACGGTCGTGGTCTACAACTATGTCGAGGAACAAGCAGAGTTGTTGCGCCGCTACCCCCATGCCGCCACAATAGACCAGCCAGGCGTGGTGGATCGGTGGAACCGCGGCGAAGTGCCGCTGCTGCTGATTCACCCCCGCTCGGCAGGCCACGGCCTCAACTTGCAGCACGGCGGGAGCCATATGGTGTTCCTGTCGCTGCCGTGGTCGTTAGAGGAATACGAACAGACCATCGGCCGGCTGCACCGCAGCGGTCAGCGGCGGGATGTGTGGGTGTATGTCTTGCTCGCCAATCAGACGATTGACGAGCGTATCTGGTCGGCGCTGCACGACAAGCGTGCGGTATCCGACATAGCCATGAAGGAGTTGACCGAATGAACTGGACGCAACTGAACGCTGCCATGAAGGGCATGGGCGAGGAACAGGTGCTTGAGCTGTTGGTGGCCGAACGCAACGGTCAGCGCCGCAAGGTGTTCCTTGAGCGCCTGCACCAGCGGTACACGTCGATGCGCGCCGCGCGCGAGCGCGACGAGATTATGGCCGAGGCGCGTCAGGGTCGGAGCTGACCCACCCCTGTAGGGCGCGTAAGCGTGCGCTTATGGCGTCACAGGAGGCTGCGAGGTCGCGGAGGTCGGGGCCGATGTCTGGCCCTGACCCTTCTCCAGAATCCGCTCCAACCTGTCCTGCATCGCCCCCGGCGGCGGGGGCGGCAGCATCAGCTCCTTCGGTGGGCGGCTTGGGGCTGCGCACGGGGGCGGTGCGGCACAGCCGGACAGGAGTAGCAGGCTGAGTCCGGCTAGCAAGACCATCCAGCTCCGCCCGGTAGGCGTCGAGGGCAGTCTCGGCACGCGCGCGATCAGCGCGTTCAGCCCGTAGTTGAGTCTCCAAACGGCGAATTTCCGGTTCCAGTTCATCGCGCACACCCTCGCGGATCTTGTGGACGCCCCATGCCGCGGCCGCCACGACGGCAACGGCGGCAATCAGGTGGGGCAGGTAGCGAAGCAGCCAAACGGGCATCATGGCCGCAAGTCTGTCTTGAAAGCCGCGCCATCGCAAGCGGCCTTGTCGGTCATCCACCCGTGGTGGACGGCGTGGCTGCACCACACCCGTTCATCCTTGCGGGTGAGGTCTGCCGACCAGAAGCACAGGCGGCAGGGCAGCGTGGCCTCCTTCACTTCGCTCGGCGTTTCCGTAGCCATGTCAGGTAGTCCGCAGCGGCTTCAATGTCGTGTTCCACCCGTACCAGGCCAATCTCTCCCGCCTGCGGGTCAAGGATGACGGTGCAGGACGGGGCAATCATGGACGGCGGCAGGCCAAGTGCATCGGCGTAGGAATCGTGGATCTTGTACGAGCCGAGTTGCAGCAGGTGCGCAAGCTGCCCCGTCGCCGGGATGCGCAAGAGCTGGTACCCGCCCGTATGCTTGTGGCCGGAGACAATCACGTGATCGTGGTGCGTGAGCTTGGCGGCGCGGAGCTGCCCGTGGCTCGGGTTCCACATTGAGTTCCCGGGCCAATCGTGGCGGGCGGCGATGCGGACCTCGGCCCCGTTCTGGAACGCTAGCGCGATGCGGACGGTATGATCGCCCGTCAGCGTCACCCCGGCTTGCCGCTGAATCCACCGTAGCGGGTCGCCGGCACCCGACCAATGGTCGTGGTTGCCCTGCACCATGAACAGCCAGTCCTCGCGCAGTTCCTCGACCAGCCATTCGACGAGTTGCCACGCCTGCCCCGCGGTCGTCTCCTGCTCGCCGTATAGGCGGGCGAGACGGCCAATCCAGTTGTTTTGCAAATCGCCTACGCAGGCGGCGTATAGCCCAGGCGTGGCCTTGATGATGTTGATGTCGCGCTCAAGCTGCCCAAGGTCGGTGTAATCGTCATCCACATGCGGGTCGCCAAGCAGCGTCACGCCGATGGGCGCGTTCCCGCGTACCTTGACCTTGACCAGCTTCCGCGCCTCGGCGGCGGCGTCCTTGCGGGCAAAGGTTGCTTTCCTGCGGTCAATCAGTTCGCGGATGTCAATTTTGCCCGAGGGCAATTTCGGGACTTCAAGCAGTTCGCGCTTGCGCGGCGCGTTCTCCACCACGCCCCCCACGGTGCGGAACCGTGCCGCCGGGTCGTAGGTCGAATCGGGCACCGGCACGCCGCGCGACTTCAGCCCGTCAATGCGCTGCGACAGCGCGCGGGTGTTGATGCCAAGTTGGCGTGCAGCCTCGGCGCGCACTCCCTTTGCGGCATTGAGCGCCGCGAGGATCTGTTCATCCGTTGCTTTTTGAGCGGGCACGCGGCCTCCGGTGTGTGAATGAAGCGAGTGCCTGCTGTAGCAGACTGCCGAGAGTATCCACGAATACTTCGTCGTGTGAAAGTTTATGGTTCATCTCGTCAAGCAGGGCGTGGACGAGTTCGTGGCAGAAAGTTTGTTGGACGGCAGTTTCGGGCTGATCGCCGCGGATGTCTATGCGATGCACGGTCGGGTCGTACATGCCGACCGCGCCCTTGGTGTGCGGCCACTTGGATAGGGGCAGGATGCGCACGGTGATTTCATGCCCGTGCAGCCGAAACCTGCGCGGGATGCCGAGGCGGGTGTGTCGGTCATCCGCGCGCATGGCGGGGCGTTACGCCTCGTTGTCGCTTGCCGGCTGCCCGTTGTCAGCCAACAGCGGCAAGCCGTTCGTCTTGGGCGGCTGCGCATCTAGCGGCCATCGGTAGCCCAACACGCGGCTCTTGACGAACGGGGCGATGGTGACGGCGTTGCCCTGATTGCCGCCCAAGACCATCAGCCGGTTCCATTGATCCTGACCGACAACGAAGCCGACATGCCCACCGCCAGGACGCTTGAGGCCGCCGTTGAACACGACGATGCACCCCGGCTGCGGCTTGGGCAGCGCGTAGCCGTAGTTGAGGTACGCCCGCGCGCGGTACCAGTCCTTGGGCTTGGCAAGGCCGATATCGGTGAGACACCCGCCGACGAACGCGCCGCACCACGGCGTCTCGTCATCCGTCCACCAAGCGTTGAGCTGCCGCAGCCACCGACCGATGACAGGCGCGGTGGTCTTGCCGGGGATCTCCTGCACGCCGACGAACTGACGGGCGTGCGTCAGCCAACGAGGGTTGCTCACGGCTTGACTCCGGTGACGAGGTAGAAGATAAGCCCGGCCAACGCCGCCACTAGCAAAACAAGACCGCCGCCGATACGCATACCGATGGAGAGCAAAAGCTTGTTGAGCGAGTCTTGGCTTTGCGCCAAGTGCTTGACTTCCACGGTCAGGCGCGACACGGCGACAGAGGTTTCCCGACTGCGTTCAGCGCAGTCAATCAGGTGGTCATTCAGCGCCGCCGAAGTGCCAAGCGCCATGCGCTCGACCGCCCGCAGGCGCTCGTCCTGCGTATCCGTAAGGCCCGACATGTCATTTATCCCGCAGCGGCGTCGTAGTGACGGCGCGCAGAACGAGGTTGGCAAGCGCACCCACAGCGAGAATGGCTGCCGCCACCTTGGCGCCGAACAGCGTGGTCAGATGCCCGCCAATCAGCTCCAGGCCGCCCAAGACAGCAAGCAGAATGTTCCACCAGACGGTGCGCGACCCC